GTTATTAGGATGAGCCTCCCATCTTGGTTGGCTTCTTTTAATAAAATTCTTAACTCCTCTAATTTGAGTTCTGATTTTATTAATTGTTCTTCTTACAGTACCTTTCCTTGAAGGTAATGGCATAATACGCCCTTCTGTTTTATTGTAAACAACCCAATGGTCACCTCTAGCAAATCTCTCATTAAGATACCAATCTTGATGTTTCTTTAGACTATAATTGCTAGCACCAACATATAGTTGTTCTATTAATTCAGTAAGACCATCTGAGGTTTTATTGGCTGTTCGTAGTTCAATTAAATTCATAATAATTCTCTATTAACTGCTTCCTCTAATTGAAAGTAGAAGTCAGTATTCAATGGATAAAATATTTTTACAGCATCTTCACCTACTTTTTTCTCTGGAAAAATTAATCTATATCCAGCTCTACTTCTATTTGTAAATATCGCAATATTGCCAAGGAATAAACAATCGTCAATAACAAATGAACAAAATCCTACGAGTCCTTTATCTTCAGTAATCTTTTTAATATTTATTTTAGTTATTTCCATATACTATTTCTTATTTAATTCTTCTAATAATTCTTCTGGAGAAAGTTCTCCTAATTCAATAAAGTCATCTTCTGGTTCAACTGGAAGTTCCTCATCTAATGACGGTTCTGTTTCTACATATTCTTGGATAGTTTCAGATTTGATAGCTCTAACAAATTCTCTAAATTGTTTTACAACAACTTTATCATTCTTATCTCTTTCAACAAATAAGAAAGCTAATGTTGCTACATATAAAATTGTAATTAAAATTATTGTCATTATTTTTTTGGTTTAATAGTTATTGCACAACCAGATGTTAGTAAAATACCAGCTGTAGCCACAGAATTAATTAATACTTGTTGAGCAACCTTGTATGGGTCAATAACCCCCATCTCTAATAAATCACCATATTCTTCAGTTAAAGCATTATAACCTAATCCTGTTTCCAAGACCTTGGCTACAACAGCTTCACCAGAGCCACCACTGTTTTCTACTATCTTTTGTAATGGTCTTTGTAATGAATTGTATACAACTTCTATACCAGCTAAAAACTCTTTATTCTCATTCTCAGGAGTTGGCTTATTTTTCATACAATTAAGCAATGTGAAACCTCCTCCAGCTACAATTCCTTCTCGGATTGCATGACGAGTAGCTCCTAAAGCATCTTCTATTCTATATTGAATTTCTGTTTGTTCTGATTGCGAGCTTCCACCAATATTGATAGTAGCAATCGCACCAGTCAATTTACCTTTTCGTTCTTTTAACTTATTTATTCTATGGGCATCCTTCTCGCTTTCAAGTAAGGATTCAATTTCTTCTAGTCTCTTTGTAATATCACCTTGTCCACCAGAAATAATTGTTTCTTCTGGACCTATAACAACATCACCACAAGTACCAGTAGTTTCAATGCCAGCATCTTCTAAACTATATGCTTCTTCTTTCCCTACTACAGTAGCATTTGTTAAAGCAGCTAAGTCATGTAATATAGCTGATTGACCACTAGCGCCATTCAATTCAACAGGAACACAAGTGAAATTCCCTTGAAGTTTATTTTGTGCTAAAAGTACTAATGCTGTATTACTCACTTTTTTAGCGAATAGTACTATATTTGTATGACCTTGGCTTACTAATCTTGTAATAATAGGTGTAAGTTGTGACTGACTGTTAATCTCATCAGTTGTAATAATAATCTTAGGATTAGCAGTTTCATAAACTCTCTTTCGACTATTGTTTATAAATACAGCAGTTTTATAACCACCGCCTACTTTTGTTCCTTTAATATATTCTACTTCTGTTTCCATTAATGCAGACCCTTTGGCAAGAACTATTCCGTCTACTCCTACTTTGTCAAGGATGTCAACTATTAATTGACCTATTTCTTTGTCATTGTTTGCTGAAATTGTAGCCACATTTAAACGTTCATCTTTTGTTTTTACTTCTTTTACTTGTTTTTTTAAATCTTTTAATATATTTTTAACGGCAAAATCCATGCCTCTCTTAATTAATATTGGATTCATTCCAGCAATAATATACTGATTTGCTTCTCTTACCATCGCATCTAATAAAACGATTGTACCAGAAGTTCCGTCAGATGCTTCTGAGTTTGTGTTTTCTGAAGCTTCTCTTGCCATCATAACTCCCATATTCTCAAATTTATCTTCCACGGTTACATTCCTTGCTACTGTTACACCATCTTTTGTAATAGTAGGATAAGAACTCTCCTCGAAGATTACATTAGTTCCTCTAGGTCCTAATGTTGAACTTACAGCTTTAGCTACGATTTCTACTCCCTTAATAATGCTTTCTCGAGCATCTTTGCTAAATTTTATTTCTTTCATACTTTTTTAATTTATTTTTCTTCTTTATATGTAGTAAAACCAATAATATCTTTTTCCTCTAAGAAAGATACTTTTTCTCCTTGAATCATCAAATCCAATAAAGCATACTTTCCAAATATTGCAGTTTTACCTTTATTTTTACCAGCGATTATTTCACCAGTTGTTAAACTTCGTTCTTGTTCTTCATCCACTAAAGCAATTTTAACTTTCATTGCTGTCTGTGTGTGTTGTCGAACAATCACAACTCCTTCTTTTGGTTCTATGTTCATACGTTTTTATTTTATATTATGTAATTTACTCCACCTTTCTAAAGCATCCATACAGGTTAATTCTGACACAATAGTATTACTATATCTACCTGTTGTTGTTTCTGCTATTACCTGTAAAAGCAACCAATACATTATTCCTTTTGGGACCATTCTTGCTAATGCAAAATATATTTTTTCTTTATTCATACTTATTCCTTTAAATCAATCATTTGAATTACTGGTCCAGTAGGATGAATCAATGGCTGAATTCCTACTGACAATTTTTCAGAAAGTAACTTTAATTCTAAGTCAAATTCTTTTTGTCTTTTTTCAAAATCAGACAAATTTCTATTGTCGATTTTTGATTCTAAATCTTTTTCTAATTCTTTTTCTACTAACTTATTCATATACTTTTTTTTATTATTAATAATCCATTTCTATAATTTGAGGTCTTAACTTTTTCTCAATATCTAGTTGTATTGCCGTCTTAGGTTTCTCAGCGATGGTTGGTGTTGCAGGTCTTGTCATCACCAGATACCGTGCAGAATCACAGGAATCATCTTTAAGCTTTACAACTTGTTCTGATTCAGCATTTAGTTTTAATTGCTTTTCAGTTAGTTGTTTGTACCTATATGTTTGTAATTCTCTACAAAGATTAGGACATTTGTCAGCAAATATATATAATTTTGCTTTACCATCTACTATCTGAAAATATTCTCTCATTCTAGTTATACCAGCAGCTACAGCATTTGAGGCAGGAGAAAAGTCCCAACCATTATCCCAAAAATCTTCTATAATTGAATATTCTTCTTCTCCACCAAAACCATCTTTCTTAGTTCTATTCTTAGCCAGAGTGGAAGGGTCAATTACCCTTGTAGAAAAACTTTCGATTACCTTATTCCTTCTATCATCGATACTCATCTTCTCAGCAGTACCTTTATTGATACCCATATGATGAGCAAATTTCTTAAACATTTCTCTTGATGTTTTAGAAGGAATGTTTGGTTTAAAGTACTCATCTATAATATACAGTGTTCCGTCTCTTGTCCAAGCTCCTACATGAGCAGCAGTCGGATGGCGTTGTCCAAAATCTAATGAAATTAATAACTCAAATGGTTCAGGGATTGGAAATGATTTTATAAAATGATGAGCTGGACTAAAGTCACAATATTCAGGACCATATACCAATGCACCAGATTTAGTTGTTGAATCAATTTCATATTCCTTTAGCCATTTAGCTTTAGGCATACCTTTCTTTATTGTATCATACCATTCCTTACCTTCTCTTGCTGGGTCTTTATTGGGGTCACAGCTGTAGTGGACCATAGCAACAGTATATCCATTATTCTCGTTAACCCATACCTTCATTCCTGGTATTTTTTCTGGCTTTTCTACATCTTGGAATTTCATACTTTTTTATATTATTATGTCTTTATTATACACTACTTTCTTAATCTTGTCAAGTGACTGTAATATATACTATATTATACCACAGAATTGGATATTTGTCAAGTTTTATGGTGCGCCAACTCCCCTCCTTAGTATTATACCTCTTCCTCTAGCTTCTGCTTCCCTTTATCTCCTTATCCCCGGGATACTTGTTCTTGGCGTTTTTTATGTTCTTGCCCTCTCCTAGGATTCTGCCTAGGTCATCAAAGTATCTATCCCGTACGATTAAGTGACGCGGTTCTTCGCTTTCTAACTGCTATTGTCTGGTTAGAATCAAACTTGCCTATACTTATAACTTTCAGTATAGTGAATATTATCTTAATGAATCTCTTTATAGGTATAAAGAAATTTATAAAACAACATATTTTTAGCGAAGGGCAGGGGTAATCGCGCCCCACTTGCCTACTCTAATCTACAGGATAAGATTTCGAATAACCCTTACATGTATTATATACTATTTTTTGATTCTTGTCAAGTGGCGAATACCCGCTAGGGTATTACATCTCTAGGTTATCATAAATAGCATCCATGAAATAACTACCATCTTCGGCAGTACTAACCCCAGTAAATTTACCAACTATACCTAATGTAGGTTTAATAGCTGTAAAACTCTCACTGGCTGCATCTTGAAATGCCATCTCATCGGCTAATACACCACTAGCAGTAATAGAACGAATAACATCTCCACCAGAAGCAATACCTAAAATCTTAGAATTAATATCAGGGAAAGTAAGTTTTCCATAAGTAGCTTTACCATTATTTTGAGGGTTACAAGCTAGAGGTTTATAAACTCCATCTTCGTAATATCTTTTAATAAAACTAGGTTCATGGTCAAATATAAATTTAGCTCTCTCAACTAATTTATCAGCATCATCTGCTTTCTGGGATTGAAATACATTTAATCTACCTACATGAAATTGAGCATCCCATAAATATAGGGCTACAAATAACCAAGAAACCATCATTTGACGAGATTTTGGTATAAATAGGAATTGACAACCCATCCATAAATCGACTAATTCCTTGATATAAGCCTTCTCAGGGAAAGGCTTAATTGGATTCTCCATATCATGAGCATCTAAAGTAAAAGCCCAATTAATTAAAAAATAGTATGGGTCTTCTTTACATTTAGCCCATTCTAAATCTTGTAGTACTTGACTACTTTTTAGTTTTTGTAGATACTTTAGGTCTTTCATAACTGAATCCTTTAATTTTTAACTTTTTACAAATATTACGAAACATCATCGCTTGGTAATAACACATAACTTCATCATTATCTTCCCTAATTGGAATACCTCTTTCTGCAAACACCCCCATACAATGATGGAGTAACTCATGAATTAAGATACTAAAGTCCTCTAATGTTTTTAATTGTTCCATCCATAATAGATGGTGATTATTACAGATGATATATTTACCTAGACCGTCTGCTAACATCTCTTCTGGAACTCCTATATTGGTTAGATGGTCATTGAACTTCTCCCTATCCCCTAGACAAAATCCAAGGTTTGTGTTATAAATATCATCTTCTATTAAATACATCTTCATAATTTTTTTTATTATTAACTCGGGTACTCAGGCAGGGAAGAAAGGTTTTCTATCCCCACCCTCATAATCCGATTGGATAATCAGATCTTGGTCGTACCCAAAGACCTCTGGTCTTATCAGGAAATTTGATTACAAATATTTCCTACTTATAATGTTTTTAATATTTCAGCTTTAAGTTTCTCTTGTTCTTCTTCACTAAGCTTACTATAATCAGTAGCTTTCTCAGTTGTTACTACTTCCATCTTTTCAGGAGATAACTCACCAGTCATTTTAAGAAAAGTAGTTACAGCAGTATTCTGGGCAGAGAAATCATCAGTTTCACCACATACTTCCCCTTTAAAGTAAATAGGTTTCTTAGCATCCATTAATTGCTTAATTTTCTTCAATACGAATTTTTTATCCATATTATATTGTTTAGCTACACTTTTATAAGCTCCCTCAATAGATGAGATATAGTCTTGGATATAATCCTTAGACAGTAACTTAACCGCAGAAGGTTGTGCGGATTTCTTTCCTACTTTAAATGCAGTTACATAAGCTTCAGTTCCATTCCAACCATTACTTACATAAGCTTCACAAAAAGCTTGTTGTTTTTCATTAATCATAGTTTTATTATTATATAATCAGTATAGTTTTATTATACACTACTTTTACAATCTTGTCAAATGGCGAACCTTGCGGTTCTCCTAGATTCTAAAGAATCTATCTATATAGCGTTGCTTCGCAACTACTATATAATTGGCTATACCATAACCAATATAGGTAATATACTGTTTTTGGAAAAAGCCGTGCTGAAAAGTTTGTTTTTACTCCTATAAAGTAGGTTTCTTGGTTCACTGAGAAGGATAACGGGGATTTATTTATTCCCCCCTATATGGCTAAAATATAGTGGTTTTTCAAGGAAAAATAATAACCTTTTCTAGTGATGAGACACCCCGAATTGCTAGAAACCCCCTAGGTCAGTGATAAAGTCCCCATCCCTACCTAAATCCGCCGAAAAGAATGAAAAGTCTTGTTTAAGGGGGGAGAAATA